GCTACAACCTGCTCAATCAATCCTGTAAAAAGAGCATATTGGTTACTGATAAATCTTTCGCTACCTTTGGCATTGTTGACTGTAAAGGTGAAAGGCGATTTTTTGATAGTGATTTGCGGTTTCGGCGTTTGCCATTGGTCCGGTGATCTCAGCTTGTCCATGGTGTAACAAATACAATTCGGATGGGGTTTGGGCGGTAACTGGCCAGGCGGGTAAACGCCTTTCCCCATTTGATACAAATCCTGATCGGCTAATAGGTCGCAAACATCCCATTTAGGGTGTCGGTTACTCAGCCTCCATTGCATACCTTGTACCACAGGGCTTGTAATGGCCGTTAGACGCCGACTTTCGTGGTAAGCAGTGTTTATCTCCGTCCGAGCCAAACGCATCGTCTTGTAACGAATACTGTGGCCCATACCTATCGAGCCGCCAAGGACAAACTTTTCCAGGTTTCTAGCCAGACTGATAGCACTTTGACCTCTGACGATAGCTGCCATAACTTGGTTCTCAATCAAGGCTGTTTGGTTGTTAGCCCATATATTGGGGCTGATTTTCAATCCTTCGACATCCACCCGGTTAGCATAATCGGCCATTACCGTTTGTGGAATACCTGCAAAGTTGCTCAGGTCGATCTCTTGATCTTCTTCACTGAGCAATTCTTCCGTAAGCCCTTCCATCAAAGCCGTTGTTTCTTCGGTTACCGACTCAACCGATTCAGAAATTCCCCCGCTGATTCCGGTCCCCAATTGGATCATCAAATCTTGGATGGCTTCACGCTTGGCTATAAACAACCGCCGTACCACTTTTTGACCTTCTGTCAAATCTTCCTCATCTATCAACTGCCCGTCACTTGTCATCTGAGCTATCAGGGCCGTCAACTGCGAGGAGGCCATTTCTAAGGCCATTAACTGCCGTTCTTCAGCCGCTTGGCTGGCTTTGAAGGGTATAGCCCTCGATTTAAAAATAGACTGCTGATAAGCCGATATGCTCATTCTGTTTCTGGTTGCCCGTTACCGCCAAACTCGGCCGATTCGGCCATGAAAGCTAAGGCCTGTGCATCGTTCGTGGCACTCCCTTCCAGTTCTTCAGCGATAGTTTCGGCTAGATCTTGTTCCAATTTGGGTTCTAGCCTTCGAGCTATCCGATGCAGATGCTCGCTAGTAAAGGTGGGCGATTTGTCACCAAAGACTTCACGCACCAATTTGCTATTGGCTAGAGCTTGACTGATTGACTCGATCTCGAAGGTGTCTGGATAGTCGATATGCCCTAACTCTAAATCCTGCCCGGTCCAACTGTGGTATACGCCCATAATCTGAGATTCAGCCATCTCCAGGTTGCGACTGAACCGACTCAAAACATGATTCAGTTGATGAAAATCGTATTGTTTAGCTACCCCTGATTGTTCGGCTAAAGCCCGATGATCCAGATGAGCTGCACGCAAGATTTGTTGGATCAGGAACTCACTGGAAAAGTTCTGCATGAACTCAGCTGGGTCGGTGGGTGGGCTAACGTAAGCGGGAGGTTGACCGCCTTCGGGATATTGGAAGACGTTGCTGGCTGAAATGATGGTTTCTTCTTCCTGATCATTAGCCGCCATCGGGTTATCACTAGCGGCCAAGAATGGAAAGGCCTGTTTAGCCACGAATTCGTCAATGTAACTGCTAATATTAGTCAAAAGGCGGTTAATGGGGGCAATATCGACCAATTGGCTTAACCCGATCATCGGATATTGAGGATGCCGTTGGAAATAGGCCAAGACAAAAGGCACTCGTTGTAATCCGTGCGTATCCTTGACGATTAGTTCACCTTGATCGTCATGTAAAAACCATTCGTCACGGGTGAAGGTGCGGAATACAATTTCTTCTTCTGTCTCGGCGAACGGGTCATTATTGGCCGTCACCTTTTCCCGTAACCGCACCCATAACAATTGACCAAACTTGTCCAGTGACCAATTGACTATATCTACCGGCTGATAAATGCAAAGATAGGGCCGAATGCCGGCTTCTTGTTGGTCACGTAAGGTCAGGATCGAATCGTCACGGGGCGGGGAGTCGATTAAAATGCCACAAAAGCCATAAACTTGCGTGTAGGTGGCGACTTGTTGCATAAAATCGTCAATGGTATTGCCGCGTAAATCCACGTCACGACTGAAATCGAGGTAGTATTGATCCTCCTCGAAATCCCGCATGACATGGGTTTCCACGCCGAAAATGAAAGAGGTGTAGAGATCGATGACTGAACGGCAGTAATTGGTATAGACGGCCCGTTTCAAGCGTAGGCTGAAATCCTGTTCGCTTTCCCGCAGATGCTGAAATATGTTGCTATCAGTGACATAAGACCGACCGCCAACATAAGATTGGATGTAAAACTGCCAATCGGCTTGGAAATTGGTGTAGTCTGAATGAAAGTCAGTAATAAACTCCATTTTTACCCCACTGAAAAGATCTTGTGTTCGGCCCGTTCACCGTATTTTCGTTGCCGAAGTTCTTCCATTTTTCTGCGTTCAATCAAAATGTAGAGACAATAATCAGGAGCCACCAGCTTGCGACGACCCACTTCATATAACTCTTTGTCATAATCTGGCACCCCTTGGATCAGGTCGCGCCATTCCAGATCGGTGTCGCATTGCATTTTGTGGACTGTGCCGTATCGAGGTGACCAATAACTGAGCAAAACCACCGGTTCCTTCAATTGGTCATAGTGCATCGACCGAGGTATTCTAGCCATTTATATTCCCCTGATATGCCGCCAATTAGCCTGCGGTTGGTACAGACTCATTACTGCGTATCGCATAGCGTCCATGCCGTGATCGTCTTTTTTGGTCGGTTGGTCTTTAGGAATACCTGCGGTGACCGCCCATTCGTATCCACTGATTTCTTCCAAGGTTGATTGAGGTCGAACCCGATTGACAGCGCCAGTGTCATCTTTCAGTTGCCAATCTTGTTCCACCAAGGCATCTCGATAAAACAATAATTCCCCATTGGCCAGCTTTTCGTACGTCCGTTCGATACCTTGCCGCACCTCCTTTAAGGCCGGCCGGGTTTGGATGCCGTTCTCGGCCAAGGTCAAACGGTCACTGACATCATGGTCGCTGATTGTGACCCTGATTTCCTCTTGGACTGGTTGGTGTTGGTGAATCATATCAGCGAAAGCCCGAACCGAAATATTGCTGTGATAAAGTTCCCGATACAAAATCATGCGCCCATCTTGATACACTCGCCACCACTGGCAGACATGAGGGTTGAGACCGCCGAAATCAATCGAGCGCAGGTTGAAGCTGTTACCCGGTTCGGCTTGGTCAATAATATGTTTATCAGGATCAAAGCAGTCGTAGACCAAACCTGAGAAGGCTACCCACTCGCCCAAAGCCATGCGGCGATAAAAGTTGCCCGTCATCCGTTTCAATCGGGCAATATATTCTTCACCCAGATACGGATTCTCAAAGCTGTTGGTGGTGACACAAAAAGCGTTCTCGTTAGAGTTACGAAAAAACTTTTCATACAACCAGTGCATGGGGCTGGCTGGGTTGCAAGCGGCCCACATCCGTTGTTTGTCAACTACTGGTTGACTCAATCGGGTCTGGATCATGTTCCAATCATCAATCTCCAGTTCGTGAGCCTCATCAACGAAAGCTCCCCCCAGCTCCAAAGAACCGATCTTACTGTTCTTATCCATACCCAAGAAAATGATCTCTGAGCCATTATAAAGCGTGGCTTTCAATTCAGATTTACGCCACCGTTTGACGATGCCGGATTGAGGATCATCTATCGAGGGCCAGCCCAGGACATCGCAAGCGAAGGTGCGAATAGTGGTTTCGTATAAGGTGGCTCGTACCTTGCGAAAGACACCCAAACGGATGCCAGGGTTGTCGATGGCTTCCTGGTAACATTTCTCCATTAAAGCCCGACTCTTGCCAGCCCGTACCGCGCCAGAATATAGGTTCTCGGCCGCTTCCGATTGCATGAACTTCTGCTGTTTGGGCAAAGCCATAAAATAGGGTTTATGGACGGTCGGAGCCACCTTTAAGCCCGGAAAACGGATCTGCTTTAAATTGACGGCACTGCTGCGAGATCTCATTTCACCGCTATCCAGCCAGCAAAGTTAAGGCATCGCCAGAAGCAATCTATTTGCTTGAACCCTGCCATCGCCATTAGCTCCTCATTCCATTTAGCTGTTACAGGTACCAAGACCCCTTCCAGGCTTAACCGCTTCCGTTCTATTGCCTCCTCATCGTACCCGTTATCAGATTTCATCTGATAATAAGAATCAACCAAGACACGATCTATCTCGGAGGTCTGTCCCAAGACCTTTTCTACCAATATGAAAGCTCTATCCGTATGATCAAAAATTTTTTGCAGAAGTCTTTGCCGATACTCAATCGGAATGAACTGCAAGGTCAAGACTGACAGAGTAATGCCAGCCCTCTCTGGAGGGTAATAGGACCTCAGGTCAACCTGTCGAATATCAACCTGGCAATATTGGTCTACAGCCTCGCTAAACCGGGCCTGGGCAGCCGTTACCATTGACGGGCTTACCTCACAACCGATAAAGGCATTGGAAGAAAAACGGCTGTCTCCCACCATTTGGGCGATAGCCGATCCCCTGCTACTGCCGAGGTCCACAACATTGGCATTAGCAGTAATATAATGGGCCGCTAAACGAAGACACAAATCCCTCATTAGTCGATATTGAGGGATTGACCGTTCCAGCATATCCTCAAACGAGTCAGATACAGCCTGATCAAACTCCCAGCGACCGCTAGGCTTAACATTATCAACAACTGAGATTTCAGCCACTTTTCGCCTCTTGAAGTATTCCGCTCGTTATAGACTCAGCGATAGCCTTCATCATTAATGGAGGTACGGCCCGCCCCAATCTTTCCCACTGCTGAGGGTAAGTTCCAATCAGCTTGAAATCAGGGGGGAAGCTACAAATGCACCTCAATTCAGCTATGCTAAACTTGCGCCGTTCTGTGGGGTGAGCCACACCAGCCGTGTTGGCCCTTCCACGAGCAGTTATTGTTGGGCATGGGCGATCGAGATGGGGTTTCGATAGATTGAAATATTTGTCGGACCTTTGACCCATTCTCAGCTTATCCCATTCCCTTCCCACAGCATATGGGCTCATGTCAGTCTCAGCCTCTATATAGCCCCCGCTACTAAACTGTGCCCGACCGGTCGTGTTTCCCGTAGCGTCTGAGGCCATAACTGTCTGTGACGGGCGGTTGGACGGGACATAATTGCTTGCCTTTAGATTCATTTTCCTTACCCATGGGAGAGCTTCACGGACACTATACCGATAAGGCAAAGGTTGCGGGAAGACGGGGGACAAGTCCAAATCTTGTCGTACCCCACAAAAAATCACTCGTTGCCGAGATTGCGGGACGCCAAGCCACTGCGCATCCAGCAGTTTAGCTTCAACCTTATAGCCACATGACTTCAACTCTTGCAAAATTAATT